GGAAAGATGGTAGCATTAGTCACCTCCTCATGAATTAACTGAGGTTTAGTAGCTTTCCATCAAGGGAAAAAGTAAAATAGACGATCCATTTTACGGAATGGCAGTTTGAAGAGCAGTTTTCCATTGCAACTCAAAGGTTGGAGCGGCAGCTCCAGCAACAATGAGTGCTAAGGGGGGTGTGCCCAGAAAATAACCATATTGAGTGTCTTCAGCGGCTCTAACAAACATGAGAGCACCAGCTTCAGCACTAGCGCACTGAACAACATTCTGATTAGTATAAGACCTCGTCAGAGCTGGAGAAACAAGTGCTCGAGACGTATAATTATAAAAAGGAGATCGAACATGCAGATTACCGGCTTGAGCAACGAAGTTGTCACTTGAGAGACAGTTGCCTGCGTAAACACTGGCGGATGAATACGTATTCAATGCGTAAGAGAAATTGGTAGAATTGGGAAAAAAGTTGGTTATGTCAACACAAGTTCCACCACGCGCATAAGCATACATTCTGATGAAATAATGACAATACGGAATTGGGGAAGACAAAGTCCAACTAGTGGGTTTAGGAACAAGAGCGGAGATGGATTGAATACCTCCACCTGTATCCGTAACATGAAATCCACAGGCTTTGGAAATAAGTTGCTTGATAGACATAACACGTTCTCCAATACAAGTTTCAGCTGAAGTAACAGGCATGGTCGAACGAAAAGGCTCGGACTCACTTGATTGTGCATAATATTGACTACCGTCTGGAGCAGGTATCAGAACGGGAGTAGTAGGGGATGCAAATTCAAAATCGGGCTGAGCATAAACCTCGACCAAGAATGGAACAACAGGGGAAACAGTAGCGGGAGCTTGTAAAGGATCCAAAGCAACCATAACAACATTGCCTGTAGACAAGTCGATACGAGTATAATCATGCAAAGCAAGATATGGAATAGAAAACTCAATAGTGTTGGACTCGCGCAGATCCCAGATAACACTATGATACTGAAAAGTAGCGTCAGCAGCAACCGTTGCAGTAGTGGCGTTATGAACATTGGGATCAGAGCCAATAGGTATGAAGTAAATGAGATAGCGTCCAGAATGGAACTTGGTCTTAGCACAAGTAAAGCGAAGAACCATGCCACCACGCCAAAGACCAAAACAATTACCAATGTAGGAAAGAGGAGTGGAGCCAAAACAAAGCTTAAGTGCAGTAGTAGTAGTGGTGGCTTGCATAATAGCCGCATTAAAGGCTGTCTGAAAGACGCATGAAGAAGGTGAAACACAAAAAGAGTACTTCACCTTTTGAATAGCGTCAGTAGTAGCTATAGTACCACGACAAATGGCTCCAGATTTAGAAAGGAGGAAAGCTAAAGAAAGCTCATCCACATTAGAACCAGCAAAGCCAACTTGAGGCACAATATGATTGTCACAAAAAAGGCCCAAATTAAGAGCAATGTCTTCACCATTGCAATTTTGTGTGTAAGCCTGTTGAGTAGCATACACACGATGAGGAGCAGAAATGTCAAGGGGCTTAGACCACCCAAAGGCATAAGCAGCTCCAGACATAGCAGTAAGCCACCAAGAAGCAGCAGTAGCAATGGGAGCTATATGAGGAATAGTACCAAGGGCTCGAGCGACAACAGCACCAGCTGAAAATAAGCGTGACACAGGTCGATCTTGTTTGAGAGCCTCACTATCTTCTGGAGCCTGAGGCACGGCAGTGGTAAAGTATGGAGTAGATGCACCAATGAGTTCGATATCCTCCAAGTGCATAAAAATGGTCCAAGTAGGAGCAGTACCACCAGACGCCACAGTCAAAGGCAAATAAGAAAAAAGCGTAAGTGCGCCCCAAGAAGTATCAGAATCAAAAGCAACAATCTCCCAATAGTTACGATCAGAAATGTAAGGAACTCTTAGAACAGCACTAGTCTGCTCACAGATGTCCAAATTGACTCCAGGAAGCATAGAGACCAAGTTGGTATTACTGGAGTGATCTCCTGCACCTCCAAAAGTATCAGCAGCTTGAGGTCGCCAAACCATACGAAGGACACCTGCTTGAAAGGGATTTGCAGCAATAACCAACCTAAAAACCAAAGTGGCCCGGAAACCAGCAGCACCATTCAATCGAGAATAAAGTGGAATACCGTCCATGAAAGCCTTGTCAACATTAAGTCGATATATAGCCTCAGGAAGAATAGCGTTAAAAGCGCCATTTTGTACAACAAAAGGTCGAGCGAAATAATTCCGAATATCTGTAATAGAACTGACGTCTGTAAGAAAAGAACTATTGCGGCCGAGGGATTCCCCGACGACATTAGTTTCAACACAGGCTTCATTCTTCCAAACCGTGAGGCCGGTAGTCTCGGCGTTAACCGGGACAGCGACTCCTTGAACCTCTGAACATGAAATTTCTTTTGAAGCGAGCTAGTCAATTCCCATTGCGCATAAGCTCAAATACGCAATAGTAGTCGGTTTCCCTGGAATTTAGTGGGGCTGCCACCGATCCTTCCTGGAACGTAAGCCTAAATAGGCCAGATCTTTATGCGTACATTCTGGTGCACTCAACGCTTAAGTCCGACATTTGACAGCGAGGAGGCCATATATGAGTACGCACGACGCACCGTAAGGTTGATAGTCTGTCACCAGACATACCCCTGGTGCATCACTTTTTCGAGATAAACATCCCTCGACACCGCATGTCTGGGCACGTAATCGAGCAATTTCTGAGCGTGCGCAACAAGCAGCGGAGCCCAAACATCCCACGCCTTGGGATCATGGAGTGATAACTCTTCCAAGACAAACTCGACAGAATCACACGTAATCTTGTCCATATACTTGGCATTCGCACACCAATAAGGCACAAAGACCACGGAATCGAGGTCCTGGGCACCCACCCAACCAACCTCGGAATCAAACCGCGAGGTGCGTTTAACAAAAGAAACGTCAGTAATCGGTCTCGTGGCAGGAACTTCACCTCCGAGCTTACGCTCATCAGTATATTCCATCCAATAGTATGAGAGACGCTCAGCAATAGTCTGTTGATTGAAAATGTCAGTAAAGTCATCACTAATGGTAAGTTTATTGTCATCACCCATAACGGTGGCGGCAACTTTTTCCCAAAAGTGTTCACGGGCTTGAATGCCCACGATATCAGTCCAAACAAGAACAAACAAAGTCAAGTTATAAAAGCAATTGATGATGGTAGTCGCAGGATGTCCACTAGGGAGAGCTTTGTTCCACTGATACACAGTATTTCGTGGTCCAAAATCACTCCCAAGATGACGAGAATTCCAAACTTCAAGCCACAGAACTTCCCTAACAAGCGAAAATTCATCATTGTACCAATCATTGATCTCACGCAAAAGGGCAATATGAATATTTGGCTGTTCGTGTGCGTCGAAGGCTTTATAATCGCCAGCAACACATTTAGAACCATGACTGAGATGATGTCGAACAAGAACACCCCACTCACTATAAGGATTGAGACCAACAGCCGTGCCATTCACAATACGAGTACGCGCCACCGCACTCGTAAAGGCACCAAAAAACATCCGGAACGCAATGACATAAGCCATGGGCGCCCCAGAAATTAATCGAGTTTTAGCTTCAAGGACTTTGGGTATTGGCCTGAGTTCGTCTTTAAGAAAATCAGTGTATATATGCCACTCACGAACACCATTCTTAGCATTCTCTATAATGCCTTCGACGCGTTCCTTGAGAGCAGAACACTCAGGAGAAGTGAACTCATATTCCTCACCATAACCAAAAAACTTCTTCTTGTTGCGGTAGCCTTCCACATTATAAGGATAACCAGGAGACTTACCACGGGGGATACCTCTGAAATTTTCGTCATACTTGTCACCGCGCACGGCTTCCTCGAAAGAATAAATCTTACGAGGATCCTGAGTCGTCGCAAGTTTGAATGGACGAAATGCAACAGAGGTAGCGGCACGCAGATTAGCCGTGGGAATAAAGCGCACCGATGTTTGGTAAGACTTGTAAGCTTCAACGAGCGGATACCTAGTCTCACCCTTGTATTGAACTGGCGTCAAAGCAGCCGGATACTTGGATAGGATGCCATACTGATTGTAGAGAGGCGTCTTCCTCAAACTACTCACATTGGCACAGGACCAGGGTTTGTCGACAACCATTACAGGGATGAATGATCCTTTAATGGGAGCGTCATAGCATTCAGTGCCAGAAGGCAAGCCAATATCGCTCTGACAAATAAAATTGCCTAAAAGAGGCAACTTTTCATGCAAATACTCACTAGTAACTATAGTGGCAAATCCTAATTCATTGGGCTTAGTCCCAGCAACATGAAATCCCAAAATTTGTTTGCAACCTAATGCACTATTGGAACACTCAAAAGCAAGCGCACCACAGTCATGTGAAACGGTTGGTATGGAATACCTCAAAGCCTGTACAATCTTGTACTCGCGATCGGCACCACCATTAGAATATTCCAGTCTTGAGAGGATCTCGCCTCTAGAAAATGAAGAACGTGGTTGTAATTTCATTATTCCTTCCGGACTATGATCGACTGTCTCCAAGCGCACTTGCAAACGCGGCAAGCCCTTAAGATCAGTCTCAGAAATGAAAAACTTAAGGATGTCTTGATGCATACGCACGCCTTGGAAACGCACGAGCATCAAATCACGTGTTCGGTCTTCATACCTCTTGAAATTCAAGAAGTCACAGACACGAACTTGTTCTACCAACATCTCAGGTTGTCCAGTGCATCTAAACAACATAAAGGCTTCTGGTGAAATTTTGCCCTTAGACACATAAGAATTAAGGAGGTCCAAATAATGCAAAGGCATAATGGCAATTTCAGCAACAACGAAAGTGATGATGCCTACTTGATACCAATCCTCACCACCACCATTAACGGTAGTGAAAAAAGTACTTTTACCACAAGCATGAACCACTCCTTGGTCGACACTCTGAGAAACTATAATCTGTCTTTGCTCAGGGCCCTTCTTAGAGACAGTCTGAGCTCTTTCACGCACGTTGGATTGTGAGTCCACGTGCTCTTCAAACCTAGCAATAGCTTTAAGGAATAGGTTAGTAGTTAAAATGCGTGGAGCATCGGGATCATCAGGATCCTCCTCCAGATCTTCAGAACTAACAAAATCGGCAAGCCTCAACAACAATTGTCTCTTGGCTTCACTAATTTGTTTCATACCCTTAAAGGTCTGGTTAGGGATGGGTTTATCCTGCTTCTTGTCAAAGAAACCGGAAATATAACTCAATGCACCACGCAAGGCGATAACTGCGAGCGTGACACAGGCTCCACCAAGCAACCACTTGCTAACACTAGAATGCAAGCAAAAGTCACGAAACTTCGCAACAATTTCCCCCATACGCTGCTATTCACTCCTGAACTTTTCGCGTTCCAAGAGCAACTGAACGTTTGGAAAAACGGGTCGTTGTGTATAAGAGTCACCTTCAACGGCATCATAAAATTCTGGAACACTTTCCAACTTTTTTTGAGCTGCACGCAGTGCCCCTGCGGCAGAAGTCTCACCACTATCGTCATTCGCTTGAGCAACGACTTCGTGGGTATAAACAGTCTGTGGTTTATCACGTGGAAATGGAACAGTAGGACGAAAGACCATCTCAGTGAAGTTATGATACTCCACTTCATTATTCCGGATGGTAGCAACAATTTGATCGACAACGTCAATAAGGCGTCGTCTGATATGTTTTGTGCTACCGTCCATGAAATTATGGTCTTGAAGGGTCCAAGCATCCCAATCAAAATAACCCACTTTGGCACAATGCGCATTGAATTCAACAACCTTAAAGTGACCTGAAGCATTAAGCCAGAATGGGTCTGGAATAAGCTTAAAAGAAAATTTAAGACGTCTCGTTAAAGCCTCAGGATAGGTCAAAAGAGTGGTCGCATACTTGGAAAGATCAGTGGTATTAGTAGTCAACATGACAAACTTAGACTGAAAATAATACTTGCCTTTACTTTCAACATCAGCAAAATTCAAGGGTAAAGCCCAAGAATTT